TGCTTTAGAAGACCCTTCGCTGGATATGTTTGGCAAGGTGGCTTTATTTCTAGAAAAGAATTTATTGGGACTTCGCAATAACGGACGCGATGTCCACTTTAATTTGAAGACCAACAAGAAACGTATGATGTCTGTTCCGTTTGGTGAAGACCCTAAGTCAGCTATCGCAGCTTACTTACAATCTGATGACGGAATTGAAATCCTTAAAATGTTAGAATCTACTATGTAGACCTATACGTTTATGAACTAGAGAAGAGGGGTTAATAGCCCCTCTTTTTTTTATCGTATATTTGTGTCGATAATTTTTTCTAACGCATAATTTTTTACAATGCAAAAGTATATCAAAGTCACAGGCATTGCGAGCCACGACACAATGATTCTCCCCGCGTTTGACGTGTACAATGTCGAGATTGACGCAGCAAGTCCTTTTACAACTTGTAAAGTTCAGTATATGAATGCTGACTCAAGCCAGGACGTTATGACAATTACCTATGCTTCAACAACTGTTGCTGCTCAGAATATTGCTATGGCAAATTTTGTAAAAGATTTACTTGTTCAGGTTCAACAAGACAGCTATACCAAGCCTATGCTTGAGGTTGCCGCTTCAGCTTTTCCTCAAACAGTTATTAACGTCTTTGGTCCTTCAGCATCTTAAATAAATATATTATGGTAAAGTACATCACTTTAACAGACGCCACAGGTCAAGAGGTTCCTATCCCTTTGCAGGGCCTTGCCCATATAGATACTACAAATAGCTCTCAGTTAACTCTTAGGTATCTAAGTGCGTCGTCAGCTCCTATTCTGATTGTAATTGCTCACGTTGCGGATGTAACCACTCATCAGTGGAAACTCTTTATGACACAGCAAGTAGAAAAGGCATTAGCTAGTAACTGGAGACAGGTAGAGAGTAAACCTACACCTCCCACTGCGATTACTGGTATTGCTGTTGGTCCTTGATATTTAAGGAAACAGAAATAAAGGAGGGGCTTAGGTCCCTCTTTTTTTTTCTTATTGCGCTTCATAGCAAGCAAAAATATCGGCCCCTTTTTTTGATTTATCTTTGTCAAAAGCGTACCTATGATAGAATCGGTCAGAAGCACGGTATTATCGATACTGAATAAAAATAATTTTGGCTATCTCTCGCCAGCAGATTTTAATCTGTACGCTAAACAAGCGCAGCTGGAGATATTCGATGAGTACTTTAACGATTATAATTACCAGATTAATAAAGAGAATGTCCGCCAGTCAGGAACGGGCTACGCTGATGTATTGCGCTCTTTAGAGGAGGTTATCGATGACTTCTCTACAATTGTGAATTTTACCACAAACTCATTCACTCTTCCCGCTGATTATTATTTAATCAATAAGATACTTCCTACAGGTAGCAACTATGAATTAGAGCAGGTGTCTAACTCTAAGATTAACTTACTGTTGGCGTCATCTCTTACGGCTCCTACGACTGGCTTCCCCGCTTTTGTTCAAAACGGAAATACAGCTACAGCGTATCCCGCGACCATCACGTCAGGTACGATTCAGTATATTCGATATCCCCTTCCTCCAAACTGGACCTATATAAGTTTAACGGCAGGAGAGCCTGTATTTGACCAAACTCAAGCTGACTACCAGGATTTTGAATTGCCTTCTGACGATGAGCCTCGTTTGGTAAATAAAATTTTACAGTACGCAGGGGTTTCTATCCGTGAGATTGACGTGGTAAATTATGCGGTAGGTCAAGAACAAATCGTCGACCAGCAAAGCAAGTAATATGGCATACCTTACTCAGTATCAATACTACGAAAACGCAGGGGCTTCTCCAGAGGATGCCAATTGGGGGTCGTATCAATATGTCAGCTTACGAGATATCGTGACCAACTACCAGCTTATGTATAGCGGTAATAACGAGTTGGTAAACGAGAAGTCTCGCTATAAGATTCTATTTCACGCTAAGAGGGCCATACAGGAGCTTAACTACGATGCGTTCAAAGAGATTAAGGTATTGCAGCTTAATGTCTCTGAGGACCTTCGCTTTGTCCTTCCTAGCGATTATGTAAACTGGGTTCGAGTGTCTTTGTTTAGAAATGGAACGGTATTCCCTTTGACGGAAAACATCCAAATCACTAGCGCACAGGCGTACTTACAAGACTCAAACAATAGAATTCTTTTTGACGAGACAGGAGCCGCTTTAAAGCCAGAGTTCTCACCTATTGATACCGAAAGGCTTAACAGCACCTTAAGGTCAATGTACATCAACGAGAACAGCCCTTACGACGGAAACGAAGGCTGGTGTATTGATGGCTTGTGGTATTTTGACTTTCCAATTGGAGGCGCTGCGTTTGGTCTAAACACTGAAACCGCTAATGCCAATCCTACGTTCCGTATCGACCCCAAGGCGGGCGTTATAAACTTTAGCTCGGCTATGTCTGGTCAGAGCTGTATATTAGAATACGTTAGCGATGGTATGGAGGGAGGCGATGACTCGTTAATTACGGTCAATAAATTGTTTGAGGACTTTATCTACTCGTATATTTCCTATGCTATCCTTAACTCTAAGATGGGAACTCAGGAGTATATAGTTAACCGTTATCGAAAGTCTAAGACCGCTCTTTTACGAAATGCAAAAATCCGTATCAGCAATATCCATCCTGGCCGATTATTGATGAACTTGCGTGGACAGAATAAGTGGATTAAATAATGGGGAACGTCAAAAGGAACTTTATCAAGGGGCGTATGAACAAGAGCGTCGATGAACGCCTTGTCCCCAATGGAGAATATATCGATGCCTTAAACGTCAGGCTAGGCTCTACGGAAGGCTCGGAGATAGGTTCTGTAGAAAACTCTAAGGGTAATACTCGCTTGACCACCCTACAATATCAAGGGGTAGATTTAAGTGATTCAGCTCGGTGTATTGGGGCGTTCGAAGATGGCGTTAACGAAACTATATACTGGTTTATTCACGACTCTGCTAATACAGCCTCCGTAACTGGGGTCGTTGACATAATTGCGTCGTTTAGAACGACAGACGAGGTGTTAACCTATCACGTTATTAGTACATCTGTCCTTAATTTTAATCCTACGTTTTTAATAACGGGTGTCAATAAGGTAGAGGACCTGCTGTTTTTTACGGACGATTACAATCCGCCTCGTAAAATTAACGTAGTTGAAAACTACCCTCAGCCTATAGCGGCAACCGACGTTGACCAGATTACTAATGACGATATAAACGTTATTAAAAGGCCACCAAACGCAGCTCCTACGCTGACGCTTATTGATATACCTGGAGAGGAGGATTATTTAGAATCTCATTTCGTGTCGTTTTCATACCGATATAAGTATATCAATAACGACTATAGCGCGTTATCTCAGTTTACTGACGTAGCTTTTGAGAGTAGCCCCTTTGGCTTAGACCCCGCTACCAACTTTAATACTGGTATGCTTAACCGCTACAACACCGCTGTTGTGGGTATCAATACAGGAGGTGAGGATGTAGTGGGTATTGACCTTTGTTTTAAACTCGGTACAGACTCTACAGTTCGGGTCATACAGAAGTATATAAAAAGCGAAGAGGGCTGGCCTAATAACGTAGTTCAGACGGTCAACTTTACCAATCAGAAAATCTACACCTTACTGCCTCAATCAGAGATAGCGAGGCTTTACGATAACGTACCGCTTAAGGCGCAAGCTCAAACTATTATGGGCAACCGCCTGATGTATGGGAACTACATCGATGGATATGATTTGACAATTGCATCGGGTGCTCGTATAGATACCAACTACAGCGCTGAGGTGGTCTCGGAGAACCTATCGGTATTCCAAGCGGCTGGAGATGTGGCTAGTCAGGCTTACAGTATTGACCAAAACGCTGCACCAAGTACTACGGGTAAAGCTGTAATTGATTTTGCCACAGCTCCTGTATTAGCTCAAGGAGGTGTCTTTGGTTTTTCTTTTACCGTTACTCACGCTTCTTTTTCTGGGTCAGGACAATTATTAGAACCAGACCCCATAACCGTTGACCATCCTACGTTTACCATATCTTTTGTATATACCCTTCCTCAAACATACGGCAGTGTTTATGAGATGGTTACCAGTCCTGAGTTCCAATCTCAACTGGGAGCTAACGGGTCAGGGACGTACCAGTCTTTAGCGAACTGTGCTGACG